AAAAAAACAATGTTATACAAAATTGTTTCTTTTCAAATATATATTATTCAACTCTTTATTATACTCTCAATAATCTTGTATTCTTTTTAGAATTTGAATTTACTACAACATGCCCTGAAAAAAATCAGCTGTATTTTAACACAAATAATCCACACAATACAAATATTATGCACCATATTCAGCACATAGAAAAACAATTGCTCACATATTATAAAAAAAATACGAATGAACTTCAAATACAATATACACTCTATCCACAACTAAAAAAAGGATATATAAAATTGATAATGAACACGACTGTAAAAAATGTACCTTTATTGCTGAGAATATCCGGTATTTGGGAAAATAAACAAGGTGAAATCGGGTTGATTTATAAATTTTTAAAAGCCAATAGTACAAATATGAATTCAAATAAATTCGTTCAATTTGAGTCTACATGAATCTTTGCGATTTAAGATAATATCATTTAGGCTTGTCATCTGTTCTCTTTTCAATAACATTGCTGTAATAAGTATGTATAATCCAACTACTAATATTAAGCATGATCAACAAAAACAAACTACATAGAATAATATACATGTTAATTTTTTTGGCGTCAAAAAATATATCGGATGGATCTGTATTTAGAATAGTCTGAATAAAAAACAAAAATACTATCGTCTGTATAAGATATAGTAAGTGAAAAACCATCAATAGCTCGTTTCCTTTTCGCAAAGGATCCAAAAATACAATATTGTCATGATTTGAATACTTCTGTACATCTTCTAGTCGATTTTTGAGAAAGAGATAAATGATGTTTGGAACAAGTAATAGCAGTGTTGGTACAATAACTCCACTTACAATATAATACATTTTGTATGTTGTAAATTTTGTAATGGTCAATGCAGATAATATCACAAGAAATATTGATATTATCTCATATCCAATATTATTGATGGAAAAGTTATTATTGTTTTCAATAGTTGGGCGAATGAATAGAATAGACTGGAAAACGACGACGAAAATACTTATAAACCAAAACGCTAATGTATATGATTTTTTCATTTTTATATAATATGATGATATAATTATAGAATCGTATTATATAATATAATTGAATTTTATACATAAAAAATGAAATTTGAGAGAAACATATTTCTTGATATAATCAAAGCAACGATTTGATTCGATTTGTATGTAAAAACAATAATTTGGATCTATATGCAGTTTCATAAAATTTTATTTCGCGTGTCATATTGTACATGTAATCTAGGTATTTTTGTCGACTTGTTTCGTTCATTATACTATATCTTTGAACATATTCACTCATAATTTCATAAAATGATTCATGTAACTCAACAAGTATTTGTTTCATGTCATTAGAGGATTGTCTTTTTAACATGATAATTATCATATTTGAGATTGATGTTTTTAATACCCTTTTCATAATCTTGCTGCATCATGGATATCATTTAATAGTGGCTTAAATTGTGAATGTGTTTTTAATGACACGGTCATCGGAATTTGTTTAACAATTTCTTCTTCTAATGTTGTGTTGTTCCATTGACTTCTTTCATTCATCTTTTGAATTTGATCGGATTTCACTTTTTCCGTCACGGATTTTCTTGATTCAAATAGGAAAGTATTAGTTTCGGAACGCTTGACGAGAACATACGCAGCAATCAAGAATATTGCACCCAGTTTGTAATCATGTAGAAAAACTGCAAATGCAACAGACATTACAATAACTCTTCCCATAAAAGAAGAAATCATTGTAGAAATGTACATTGGTGTTTTAATAGGAACTAAAATGTACAGAGACAGTAAAACCATGACTACATAGGTAATTTCTAAATTCTTCGACATAATCGTATAATGTAAGTCTACATTTTTTTTACTTAAACCTATGTTATTTATACCTATTGATAAGTCAATTCAATATTAACATATGGATTCGCAACCAATAATGAAGTATTCAATGAAGGGAATTGCTATTATAAAAGAATCAATTTCTCTTAAACAACAAAACAAAATCAAAAATGACTTGACAATAACACCATATGTACCACCGACGTCTATGCAACCCAAATCTAGCTTTCCACTTTATCGAGAATCCAATCAAAAATTGTATGTACCTAGATTTTATGCCAAAGAAAAGTTCGATTTTAACGTGAATTCAGATGATTTTACAAAATATTGCGACTTTAAAACAATTTCCAATAACGATAATTTCGCGTTTGAAGGAGAACTACGACCTTATCAGAACAATATTATCAATGCTTATTTAAATGAAAGCAAAAAAAGCGGGTGTGGTCTTCTTGAGATTCCATGTGGAAGGGGAAAATGTTTAGGCAAAAATACACCTGTATTGTCGTACGATGGAAAAGTTGTATTTGTGCAGGATATTGTTAATAACGATATACTTATTGGAGATGATTTGAAACCTCGTGTTGTATCAGGTGTGCATTCTGGATACGCCAGAATGTATAGAATATCACAAGGTAATAAAGGTATCGAATACCGAGTAAATGATTCTCATATTTTAACCGTATTTGATGTACATAAAAACAAAACTATAGATATTCAAGTTGAAGAATGTTTGTACAACATGCACCGTAAAAATTGTGTTTACAGAGGGAAAAGAATAGATATGATATCAAAACAAGTGATATATACGCCATTGGAAATATTACGTGACAATGAAGATGAATATTATGGGTTTACAGTAGATCAAAATAATCGATTTTTATTAGGAGATGGTACAATTACACATAATACAGTTATGGCACTGAATATCGTAAGTCACCTGAAAGTGAAAACACTTGTAATTGTACATAAAGAATTCCTCTTAAATCAATGGATCGAGAGAATCGAACAATTTCTTCCACACATAAAAGTCGGTCGAATTCAGAGTAAAACGATACAAGTAGATAATTGTGACATTGTTATTGGAATGTTACAATCGTTATCTATGAAAGAATATAGTCCAAAATTATTTCAACAATTTGGATTAACAATTATTGACGAATGCCACCATATTGGTGCAGAAGTATTTTCTAGGTCATTATTCAAAATAGTAACCCCGTATATGATTGGATTGTCTGCTACGATGGAGCGAAAAGACCAAACATCATTTGTATTCAAATATTTTTTGGGCGATATTGTGTATTCTGAAAAACAGTCAGTAGATCGTGAAGTATTGGTTAGAACTATATATTATGAAAGCAAACACGATGAAGATTATGCAAATGTAGAATTTAATTTTAAAGGTCAAGTACATTATTCTAAAATGATAAAAAAGATTTGCGAATACGAGTATAGAACTGAATTTATTTTGCGTATACTGCAAGATATTCGAACCGAAAATGAAAACAGACAAATTATGATACTAGCTCATAATAAATCACTTTTAAATGCACTATTTAAAACGATAGAAGAGAGAAACATTGGAACTGTTGGATATTATATCGGCGGAATGAAAGAACATCAGTTGAAAGAAAGTGAAGAGAAACAAATTATTGTTGCAACATATGCTATGGCTGAAGAAGCCCTTGACATCAAAACGCTTTCTGCATTGATTTTAGCCACACCGAAAACAGATGTAACACAAGCTGTTGGACGAATACTTAGGACAAAACATGATGATACGCTAGTTATAGATATTGTAGATCAACATGACATTTTTCAGCGACAATGGCTAAAACGTAAACGATACTATAATAAGTGTAATTATACAATAAGAGAAATATATTCACACCATTATCATAATGATTTTAAAATGTGGAATAGTTTTGTAAAAAAAAAAAATACAAAACAATTACAGCAGGGAAAATGTATGATTACATTTGAATCTAAATAATTTAAAAATCAGACACAGGTAGAGATGTTGGTGACGCAGAGGGCGTAGCAGATCCGCCTCGCTTAACCCTTCTCCTACGTGTTTTTCTTGTCTTTTTCACTTTTTTTCCTCTTGACGACGTCTTCTTTGGATGTCTACCTCTCTTTTTATATGTCGACCTTTTCACTGATTGTTTTTTCTTGTATGTCTTTTTGGGATACGCTCGAAACAAACGTGTCATATATGAGTTATATAATAAACGAGAGAAATTATTTTATGCTTCGACTAATTCAAATGGAACCCATAATTTAAACGCTTGATTGTACTTGCATTTAAATCGCTTGATCAACCTCAAATTAACATGTTTATCTGGTTCAACGTTTTCAAAATCTTCTTCATCTTCACTTTCTTCTAATACGTCCAAATTGTCGTTTTCAGGAACATTGCGGAATATATGATTTAACATTTTACTTGTTTTATAATCTGGTATGCATGCATAACCACCTTCATTTTCTGTATACAAAGTATATATGTCGGGTTGTATATGTGGTCTCACGAAAAATGTTTTAATAGTATTATCTTTTATTTGATTTGCCATTTTTACAAATATTTTTTTATTTTCATATAAGCACTCGATAGAATACAATTCGTAATGTAGTTTTAATTTTTGTAATTCAGATAATGATATCCGTGTGACAGGAAACCCTAACGCAAATTTTTGTTTCGGTGTGAATATATTGAAATTGATGTAATTTAGAATATCGTTCATCATCTGAATTTTTTCTTTCCATTTTTTGTATTTTACATTATTTCCTTTGTATATAAGAATATCTTCAATAAAAAAATAATTAACATTTTCATAGTTCATAAATGTTCCATTTATTTTCGTGCCATTACATAATACCGGATCAAAACTAATATATTGTTTTGTTTTTTTCGAATTATTATTGTGTTTATTTAATGTAACTAAGTAAACACAATAATTTCCTTTTTCGTCATATGTGAAATCCAATTGCTTTTTTGGACCTTTAGGTATAAAACGATAATATTCATATGTTTTCTGTTTGATGTTGGACAAAGAATACATAATATATACGATAATGTATCTATCTATGTTTAAATGGTATTATAAAGAATTAAGATACTGGTCGAGTTCTGTTTCTTCATTTTCTTGATTCACTCGCACATTTTCTTCTTCTACAATATAACCTGGATTCACATTTAATGGAATATGTATTTGCTTTTGAAAATGAGAATATACGGAATGGATCATGTAAATTAAAATGAAACTGAATATTGCATATGCAATTATTCTAAACATATTTATATATCATATATCACACATTAATAATTGAGAGAAATGAACTTATTATATTGTATGCCATATTTTCATCTGCATGTTCATCATTTAATTCTATCCATACACGTTCATTTTGTTTATTCACGTTTTCTG